TATTTAGGGGCTGGTGCAATAGAATTTTACATAGAAGATGATTCAACAGGTATGTTTGTATTGTTTCACAAAATACTATATGCTAACTTAAATACAGTACCATCTACTTATATGCCTAATTATAGGTTCACAATGTTCGTTAATAACTTAGCAACAACAACAAATCTAGTGTTAAAATGTGCTAGTTACGCTTATTTTGTTGAGGGTTTGACAAAAGAAATAGAATTACATCAACCTCAATTTTCAAGTGATATTATTCAAAAAACAGCAGTTACAACAGAAACGGCTTTATTCACGATTAGAAACAAAACAACCTATGCGAGCAAGGCTAATTTTATAGATATACTTTTAGAACTTTTATCAGTAAGTATTGAAGCAAGCTCATCTAATAACTTAGCAACAGTTAGAATTGTTAAAAATGCTACATTAGGAGGTACTCCTTCGTATGCAGATATTCAAGCCACTAATTCAGTAATGGAAATTGATGTTGCTGGAACAACCGTTACAGGAGGGAAATCAATGGGAGGATTTCATTTAGCTGGTAAAAACGATAAAATAATAGAGGGCTTATTAGATTATAAGATATATTTAGAATCAGGCGAATGGATTACAATAGCTGTTAAGGCTGTAAACCAAGCAACATTTAACGGTAACTTACTTTGGAAAGAATTATTTTAAAATGGCAGACATATTCACACAACAATTAGAAATGCAGTTATACCAAATAGCTACATATTTAAAAGCTGATATAAAACAGCAATTACTAGATGATGGACATAGAGCAACCGGAGAATTAATTGAAAGTATTGAAACGATTGTTTCAAAAGGCTCTAATGTTTTTACTATTGAAGGATACATGGGAAAACAGGGTTTATTTATTATAAGCGGAAGGCAACCGGGAGCGAAAGGAATACCAATCCAAGCTTTAGTTGATTATTTGAATAATAAAAACTTTGGTAGAGGAATTGATGAAACAAGAGGTGTTGCTTTTCATATACAAAAACGAATAAAAAAAGAAGGAATAAAACCTGATGATTTTATAGAAAAAGTATTTGAAAAAGACAAAGATTTGATAAGTCAAAAATTGAATGATGCAGCATATAATGCTTTAAACATATCATTAACAAATTTAATTAACAACGCTAAAAACTTCGCTTAAAATGGCAATAACTATAAATAGTACACCTGATGCAATGAACGCTGCTTATTCTCCAATTAATTGGAATGTAACTAGTAATGATGCTAATATTAAAGCAATTCGAGCTGATGTTTATATAAATGGTAACTATTCAACAACTTTAAATGCGGTACAACAATTAGGAACCACAGATACATTTGACTTGGATATTCAAAAAATAATGCAATCACAATTAGTTAGCGAATTAAGATATAATATAACATCTTTAGCAATTACATCTGCAATTATTTCAGCGTGTTCAGTAAAAGTTAGGTTTTATGAAGTAGTATTATCAGGAGGCGTTTACACTACAACATGGGCAGAAGATGGAGCAGGAACAGGTTATGAAGAATCATCTACTTATAATGTAACAAACACAGCAATACAAGAGAATGAAGATTTAACAGATTACACAGTTTCAAGTTCATCAAAGAAATTCTTAACAATGAGAACAAGTAATTGCAGAATTCCAAGAGGCGTTCCATTTCAAATAGGGTTTTTAAGCGCGATAAATTTATCTTTCATTATAAAAAGGTTAGATGAAGACTTAAATGTTCTTACATCGGCTCAATCAGGGTTTAACACTGCGACTTATGGCAAAGGCATTATAGAGATACCAGAATCTTATTTTTCATCTGCAAGTTATAGCTATTTGGATATATACTTAATAGATGCAGGGGATGCTATAAGAAGCGAAACAATTAGATACAAAATAGAAGATGCTTGTATGTTGTACCCTGTTTTTATTCAGAATCATTTAGGAGATTTTGACCACTTCAATTTTGGAGGACATAAGATTAAAAATATTAACACAAAAAATCAGTCAATAAAGAAACCATTACCAGCGCCTCCTTTTAAAAGTTATTATGCTGGAAATATCATTGTTCAAAGCAATGTAAATGAAAGATTGAAAGTTGAAACTGAAAGTTTATCTGCTGTTGAATTGACATTCTTAGAGGAATTTATCAAAAATCATTCAGTTACTTATTATTGGGAAGCTGCAAATACATTTAGAAGAAGGAAAATATCCTCTCACAGTACAAAAACTGTAGATAATGATAGTTTAATTAATACTTTATCATTGACATTCGAGCCTAGTAATAGTCATGAAGTACAAAAAGGAGATTAGTAAATGGAAGAAATAGTATTAAAAATAACTGACACATCGAACTCATTAGATTTTGAAATACCATTAGCATCATTAAGTAATAATGTTTTTGCTTTATCAAAGCAATTATCTGATTTGTCTGACTTAACTAAAAGATATGGTGTTCAAAGTAGGCATTTTAAAATACCAATATCGAAAGAGGTTGCTCAGAAATATGACTTTTTTAATCAATCACAACATTATAATTATAAAGATATTGATACAGATAAGCCTTGTGTAATACTTCAAGGTAAAGAAGAAATAGAAAGAGGAAAGGTTAGGATAATCAATAACACAAATATAAATGGAGTAGAACAGGTTGAATTATTATTTTTTGGAAACAATTATGAATGGAAAGAAGCTATAAAAGATTTGACTTTAGCTGATTTAACTTTTGTGAATAATGCTATCACATACACCCCTGCAATAATTAAAGCGAGTTGGTTAAATACGGTTGACAACGGAGACGAATGGGTATTTCCTTTAGAGCATAGAGGGGGTAGATTAAATCCTAATTCAATAAGTACATCTGACTTCAGACCTGCATTGTTTTTTTATAAGATACTTGAATTAACATTGAAAACTGCAAATTATTCATTTGAAAGCACAACATTATCAGGAACAGATTTTAAAAAATTAGTTATATCTCATTTTGGAGAACGATTTAGAAACACTGTAGAAGATATAGTTGCTAGTTTAGTTATTGCGAATAAAACCTACGGTAATAATGCAGACAATAATAATGCAGGAGATTATTACCCTGCTGATTATATTGCTTCTCAAAGATTTGGGAAAGACTTACTGGGAGGAACAGGTCATTATAGAAGTGCCTTGCCTATGAATATTTGTTTAAAAGTTGGGCCTGCTTTTGGATTATCGCATCAATGGGTAGAGGTTTCTGATGTCAGTAGTAATTTTAATCATTTAGGAGGAACTCAACTATATGATTTAGGACAAGGTAAATATTATTATTCAGGTAGATATATTGCTCCTCAAAACGGGACATATAAAGTTAATTTTAAAGGAGATTTTGGAGTATGGTTAACAGGAAATCCTCAAACACCTTCAGACCCTCAAGGAACAGAGTTAACTCATCAAATATTTGTAAAAAAATATGATTCTCTTGGCGTGTCAACTCAAGTTACTACGGGTGTATTTCAAGAAAACACAATAGCGACACATACGCCTAGTGACGCTTTTACTAATATAGCAGTTGATGATTCAGTTGAAATATGGTTAGAAGCAGGAGAAGGAATAGAGCTTTGGAAATGTATTAATAACGATTCAATATCACCTCGTTATCATTCATGGGGTCAGGTTGCTTACAGAAACATGGAATTAACGATTGAGTTAATAGCTGCTAAGAAAGAAAATGATACTTTTAGCATTTCTGATGTTGTAGATGATAAAATAAAAGTTATTGACATCATAAATGATGTTAGTAGGATATTTAATTTATTATGGGATGCAGACCCTGTATTAAAGAAAATAAGAGTAGAGCCGAGAGATAATTTCTATGATACAATAGCAAATGCAGTTGAATATGGAGAGAATATTGATTTATCTAAAGAAGTTAAGACAACTTATAATTCATCATTTCACAAAAGAGGATTAGATTTTAAATATGCTCAAGATTCGGCAGATGGTTTTGTTGGGGGAAGAAATAAAAAACAAGCTAATTTGTTATTCAATTATAGTCATGCCTTACCTAGTAAATTTAAAGAAGGGATTACTACAATATCAACAAGTGTATTATCTCCTAGTTATTTAATTAAAGATACAGATGCAATAGAAGAAGGATTAAATCCTTTAGCTCCTTGGACTACAAGATATTGGAGTACATTTGCAGAAGTATCTCCAATTGATATGCTTGAAAATCACGCTCCTAGATTATTGTATTATTCTTATGATACACAAACAGATGGTGCTGATAGTTTTAAGTTTAGAATGTTTGATGAATATACAGACAGAACTATAATACCTGCTTTACTACCTTATTCAGTAATAGTTGAAGGAACAACTCAAGCGACTTCAGAATTTAATTTAGCATTTCACAACATAGGAACGCAATCAGGTTTGATGGAAACATACTGGGGAAAAACATTAACTGAAATAATACAAGGGAAAAAGACAACTTGTTCAATGTGGTTTAATCGAAAACTCTGGGCAGACTTTAAATTTAAAAAAGTTGTTTATATAAGAGAGCCAGTTGAATTAAAAGGATACTACATTGTAGAAAAAATAGACAATTATCAACCTGAGAGAAGTGGTTATGTAAAAGTAAGTTTATTAAGCCGTGCAGAATACGAAACAGAATTAGAAAGTAATCCAGTTGCGTTAGAATTTCCTCTTATTGAAGGAGATGAGATACAACCGCAAATAGGCGTACCAATGACTACAAGTATAACTGATGCAAATGGAAATGAAGCATTGGTTAATATGCAAGGATTGAATAGCAAAGGCAGAACAACAACATTAATATAAATAAAAATGGCAGAACAAGTACTAGGATTTAGGATTGAGGTAAAAGGAACGGACGAGCAAACGTCTAAAATGGCTCAATTAACCGTAGAAACAAATAAAATGAAAGTTGCTGTTGCTGAAATCAATAAGCAGGAGCGTGACTACAATAAAGGTAAAAAAGATGCTATTGCGTTAACAACAAAACAAATTAACCTTAGACAACAACTTACAGGACAAATTAAAGCAAACAATGTTCAATATAATCAACTAAACAAAGTACAATTATTAAACAATGGTATAACTAAAAAAAGTACGGGGTTTTATAATGGATTCAAAAAGGCAATTTCATCTAGTGTTGGGGTTATGCTGGGATGGACAGCAGCAATTGGGGCTGTAACGGCAATAACATCAAAAGCATTTAATATCTTTGTTGATTTTGATAAAGCGAGTTCAAAACTTGAAGCAGTATTAAGTAGTACATTTAAAACAGCTGAAGATGGTGCTGCAAAAATGGCTATATTAAGACAGCAAGCAAAAGATTTAGGAAGCACAACAGCATTTACTGCTACACAAGTATTGGAATTACAGACAGAGTTTGCAAAGTTAGGTTTTCCTACTGAGCAGATTGAAAACATGACAGAATCAACTCTTAATGCTTCTGCAGCATTAGGAAGTGAATTAGGAGAGCAAGCAGCATTGACAGGAGCAGTATTAAAACAATACTCTTTAGATTCTACTCAAGCAGGAAAAGTAAATGATGTATTAGCACAAGCGGCTAGTAACTCAGCATTAGATTTTGGTAAGTTATCAACAGCTTTACCGATTGTAGGTGCTACGGCAAATGCAGCAGGAGTGTCTTTAGAGCGTACAACTGCATTACTGGGTACTTTATCAGATAGAGGCATAGATGCTTCGACATCTGCAAGTTCACTGAGAAACATCTTTTTAACATTAGCATCTGAGGGAATAAGTTTTGAAGCTGCAATGGCAAAAATAAATAATGCAACAGATAAAAATGCTGCATCTTTTGATTTGTTTGGTAAACGTGGAGCTACTGCGGGTGTAATTTTAGCACAAACAGGTGTTTCTGCGAAAGATTTAGAAGATAAATTGCTTGATGCTAATGGAGCTGCTAAAGAAATGGTAGATATAATGCTTAATAACCTTGCAGGAGATATAACTATTGCCAACTCAGCATTTGAAGGTTTTATTTTATCATTAGAAGATGGAAGTGGTGGAATTAGTAAAGGAATAAGAAATATTACTCAAATGGGTACCGCTTTCTTAGGATTGCTTACTGACATCAATAATGGTAAAAGTGCATTTGATACATTTATCAATTTTGGGGAAAAATTTGTTCAAACATCAGGAGCGATGAATAAAGGGCAAGCAGAATTCCAAGCAAACATAGCTAGGAATACATCTTTAACTGATGAACTAAGAAGTCAATTAGAATCTAACTTAATCACTCAAAAACAATATAATCAAGCTATTGTTAAAATTGGTAATGGATGGGAACGAGTTGCAGAACAATCTGAAGAGGCAACAAAAACAATAGATGACAATCTGAATGAGCAAATAGTTGCAGCAGAAAAAGAAGCAGCCGAGCAAGAATTATTAGATAAAGAAACGGCTGATAAAAGAGCAAAAGAAGCTAAAAAGAATGCCAACGAAGCTGCCTCAAAAGCTAAAAAACACGCTGAAGATATTGAAAAAGCAAGAGCAGACGGAGAAAAGAAAGGTCAAGAATTCTTATTAAAACAGCAACAAGAATATGGATTAACTAAAAATGAATTAGCAGCTTTGAATCTTCAGAATGAATTTAATGAAAGAATAGAAGCTATTACAGGAGATAGTGCAAAAGAAATTCAATTACGTAAAGACTTAGAAATCCAAAAAGACTTAGCCTTAAAAGAGCAAAAAGCCGAAATGGATGCCATTGATAAAGAGAAAAAGGCTGAAAGTGATGCAATTGATAAAGAGGTAAACGATGCAAAAGTTTTAGAAGCTCGACAATTAGAAATAGACAATGCTTTGATATTAGCTGGTGAGGACTTGAAGGCTCGAAGGGTTGCACTTGAACAACAACGGGCTTTAGAATTACAGCAAAAGAATTTAACAAAATCACAAATTGCGGTAATCAATAAAAAGTATGATGATATTGAATTAGCTGATGAAGAACACTTACAAAGGGTAAAACAACGGAATCAACAAATCGTTTTAGAAGGTGCTTCGAATTTAGCAAACAATTTAGGGTCTTTAGCTAAAGAGGGTTCATCAACACAAAAAGGATTTGCAAAGGCTGCTATTGCTATTGATTCAGCTAAAGCAGTAATGCAAATATTAGCCGCTCAATATACTGGTATCGGCTGGGTAGATGCAGGTTTAAAGGCTGCTGCGATAGTTGGAGTGGGTATTCAAACAACTAAGCAAATAGCCAATGTTGATAATGCTAAGTTTGCTGACGGTGGACTAGTTGATGGGCCTACACATTCTCAGGGAGGAATTCAAATGTACCATAAAAGTGGTGCTCATTTAGGAGAAATGGAAGGTAATGAGTATATATTCTCAGCTAAGAAAGTTGATGAATTAGGAAAAGATTATTTAGATAGTTTAAATTTCGGTACATCAAGTACGGCAACAAATGGTTATTTTGCTAATGGAGGTTCTGTTCCTACGGTTAGTAGTTTTAATAGCACATTGACCGAAGCAAGCAGAGGGTTTGACATGACAAGATTAGCCTCAATAATAGCTGAAACAACAGAAAAAACTATATTACGAACTGAGATAATAAACAACGCTACAGAAACGAACGGAATAGCAAATAATGTAATAAACACACAAAGTGGCTTGGCGTTTGGATAATATTTGCATCTTCTTTTTTTGTTTATCAAATATTTTTTTATACATTTGACAACATGAATATAGAGGCTTTAAGAAACTATGCTTTATCAAACATAAATGAACAAAGCAAGATTGACCTCTTTAATTTATTGTTTGATAGTAATATCATAAATAAAAACCTCCTTTTAAAAGCGTGCATAAATCATTTTTACGATGAGAAGTACAAGGCTAATGATTGTCATTCTATGAATACAGTAATGGATGCAGCGATAGAATTTAACGTGAGCATATCAACGGTACATAATACTATTTATAAATACCGAAAAGTTACATTGAAATTTTAATTATTTCAATTGTAATAAATTACAAAACACTTTTCTTTATTGTCATTTATTTTGTTAACTATGAATGTAGTTAAAGATAAATGGTTATCAGTATCAATGAAAGCAGATAAAACTGCTAACATTAAAATTCATGGAACAATCGGAGGCGGTTGGTTTGAAGATGGAGTTACTGATGCTCAAGTTGAGGCTGACCTTGAAGATATTAAGGATTTAAAAGCTGATACTATCATAGTCGATTTAGATTCTTTAGGTGGTTCTGTTAAACATGGAATGAAAATCTACAACCTATTAAAATCAAACAACGCTAAAATAGTTGTAAACATAACAGGATGGACAGCATCTATGGGTACAGTTATAGCAATGGCAGGAGATGAAGTTAAAATGGTGGATAACACATTCTTTTTAGTTCATGAAGCGAGAACAGTTTCAGTAGGAACAAAATCACAAATTGAATCTGATGCGAAATTCTTAGGAGAAATCAACAAACAGATAGCTAGCATATATTCTAAAAGAACAGGAATGAGTGTTAAGGATGCTGAATTGTTAATGGCAATCAATGGAGGTGAAGGTGAATTTTGGAGTGCAAAAGAAACAAAAAAGAAAGGTTTTGTAGATTCAATCTATAAACCTGAATCGAATAGCAAAGCGGCAGCTATGTTAACAGAAACCGAATTACATGAATTTAAAATAAAAGCAAACATTAATTTAAAACAAGATAAAATGAAATTCAATTTAACAAAAGTTAAAGACATTGTTACTGGAGCTTGGAAAGCAGGTATGAGTAAAATGTCTAAAGAAGAACAAACAGATGAAAACATCGAAGCATTAATTGCTACATCAACTGAATTAGTAGTTGAGAGTTTACAGGCAAATGTAGATGAGTTCAAAACTGAACAAGAAGCAAAATTAATAGCAAAAGAAACTGAGTTATCAGAATTACAAGCTAAATACAACAAACTGGTTGCTGATGGTTCTGATGGAGCAGGAGATGATGCCAATTTAGGAGATGATGCAAAATTATCTAGTTCTGACTTAGCAGCAAAAGAATTCGTTAATGGTTTATCAGAATCTGATAAGTTGATAATGACTAGCAAAGAAAACTAAACTTTAAATAATTAAAACAAATGGCAAACTTAATTACTCACTCATTAAGCTACTCAAAAGAAAGCTTAACTGAATACATTTTAAAACCTCTTTTCATCCAGTCGGACATTAGAGATATTATTACAGTAAGAACTGACATTCAGGGTTCTGAAAAATTAGATTTTATATCTACATTAAGCAAAATTACTAAAGCGTATGCTCAAGGAAGTTCATTTACTTCGTCTACAGGAGTTGTGGTAACACAAAAAACTCTTAACGTAGTGAAAATGAAAGCTGAAGTTAAACAAGCTGGTAATGCATTCTTTGGATGGGTTAAAGAGCACGCTTTAATGAAAGGTGTGAATTGGGATGATATTACAGGAACAGTATTTGAAGAAATAGTTTCTGAAGTATTTATGGCAGGTTTAAAAGCCGATTTACAAAGACAAGTATTCTTTGGTGACCAATTGAAAGAAACGTCTGTGTCTGATGCAACATTAGATGCTGACTACAAAGAGTATGATGGTTTTTGGACAAGAATAATTGCTGATTTCAAATCTGTAGCTATTCCTGCAGCTCAAAGAATCACTTTAGCTAATGGAGCTGTAAAACAAGTAACAACAACTACATTAACTGGAACGTCTGGAACATCTAACGTAACTATTAATGGCACTGCTTATTTAGCAACGTTTGCTACTAGCTTAACAATAACAGTAGCAAACTTTGTAACTGCTTATGCAGCAATTATAGCAGCTAGACATTACGGTCATGTATTAACAAGTTCAGGAGCAGGATTGATATTAACAGCAGGAGTTGAAGGTGTTGCACATTCAATGAGTGCATCTGTTAACGTATCAGGAGATTTAGCTGGTAATGCTGTAGCAACCACACCAAATACATTGCCTGCTGATTTAGGAACTGACGAAGCACAAACTGCTCTACAAGATATGTGGAAAGCACGTCCTGCTGAAATGAAGAAATTCAAAGCAGAAACTAAAGTAATTTGTACTTCATCGTTTTACGAAAACTATAGAGAAAGTTTAGAAGCAGATGGAACGGAAGCAGCTCATATTAAATTGGTTAATGGTGTTGAGAGATTAACATTTAGAGGAATCGAATTAATTGAAAGAGAGGAGTGGGATGTACACATCGCTGATGACTTTGCAGGATACTATCCTCACAGAGCATTAATGACAATTCCTAAAAACTTAGTATTCGGTACAGATATGGCAGATGCTGATATGATGGCTGAAGAGTTTTATGACAAAGTAGAACAAGAAAACATCTTTAGAGTACAATACAAAGGTGGAACGCAATACATTCATTCTAATTATATAGTAGCTGCTTTTTAAGCAGTTACTATTAATTAAAAAACTTTAAAAACATGAAAAAGATAAAAAACTTACTATCTATTATAGGTGCATTTATTGGTCTGGTTATTTTCAATATGATTGTTAATGACTTCATTATAGCATCTTCTACAGGAACTGGATTAGCTTTATTGACTTCGGGATTTGTAAAAACTTGCACTGCTCGTTCAGGAGGTTGCAAGAATGTATGGTTAGGAAATAGAGCCGACATTGCTGCAGCAGGATTTACATTGAGTTCAGGCGAATATACAGCCGTAACAATGGAATCTTCAAAGGTATTTTATAAGTTTGCATTTGATGAAGATACAGCAGAACATAGATGGAATGCTAAAGTAGAAAATAAATCAACATCTGTTACTAATGAAATTGAATTTTACTTAGGTAAAATGTCAACTTTAATGAGAACATCAATGCAACAGGTTTTAGACATATCTCCTTGTGGCCTTGTTGCAATTGTTGAAGATAATAATAGTGTTAAATGGGTTTATGGTTATACAGAAAATCATCCTGCTACATCAGCATCTGAAGGTCGTCCTTTAGCGGCTACAGAGATTTCGGCAGCAAGTGGTAAAGTGTTTACTGACCAAAACGGAGCAAATGTAATTTTGCAAGCAATCAACAATCAAGCACCATTAGTATTTACAGGTACAGTACCGGTATAAAATTATAAGATATGGCAAACGTAGCAAAAGGATGGGCAGTAGGAGATACAGTTTATGTACACTATTTAAGCAGCCCTAGTCTTCAATGGATACCACAAACTAGAGTTGTATCAAGAGTGGATGTTAATTCCTCAACAAATGAAGCAACAGTACATTTTGTGTCAGGAGATGCAGTAACGGATGGGGCTGTTGTAACTGTTTACACAACTCAAGCATTATGTGCTGCTGGTATGGTAACTTATATCATAGCTCAAAGTGCAGCGGCAGTGGTTTTAGATACTACTACATCAGCGGCTAGTACAGCTGGTCAAGCATCAGTAACTTTAGGGAGAGTTGGTTAATATGGCGAAGACAAAAGAAAAAAAAGATGTTTATGTGCAAAATCCTCTATCTAAAGGGGATTTGCACACATCTAAAGGTAAATATGAGTTAAACTCTAAGTTATCACAACAAGACCTAAAATATTTGTATGAGCAAGGATTCTCATACATTGTTGTAAAGGTAGAACAATAGTATTCACTAAATAGCTTTTATTCAAATGGAAAGCAAACGAAAGTCAGAAGTATTTGCTGCTGTTGTGTCAAGTGATGTGCCGCCAGTAATAACTGAAGAAAAAGACGATAAGAAAAGAAATCTTGCTTACATTCCATTTGGAAGTGATAATTATTATCCACAAGCATTAGCTGCTTTATATAGAAAGTCGGTTGGGTTGCGTGGAATAATTCAATCTAAGGTAACATTTATTGTATCTGGAGGTTTTCATATAGACGAAGCAAACAATGTAGCTCTTGAATTCTTAGACAATCCTAACAATAAAGAGGAATCTTTAGACGATATATTTGAAAACTATTTAACTGACAGGTATTTCTCAGGAAATTCTTATTTAGAAATAGTTACAGATGCAAAGAAATCATTTATTAGTATTTTTCATGTTCAATCTGTAAAGTGTCGCTTATCGAAAGAAAAGGATTCTATTTTAATACATCCTAATTGGGGTAATTATAAGAAAGGAGATAAACTGACTAAAGAAGTTGCTTTATATCCTAAATTTACGAATGACAAAAGATTAAGACGTTCTATTGTCCATGTAAAAGATTATGAGCCTGATTTTGACAATTACGGGATACCTAGTTTTATTTCTGCTTTAGATGCGGCAGCTATAGGTTACAAAACAAATAAATGGAATGTATCACGATTAGACAACTCATTTCAATCGAGTGGTGTTTTAGTTATAGACGGTCAAATGTCG